TTCAACTGGAGTCATTTCGCAAGGCGCTGATGATCCAGATGAAGAAACGTCTGAAGCCTCCGCCGAAACTTACGGTAAGTGAGTGGGCTGACCAATTCAGGAAACTTAGCCCTGAATCTTCTGCTGAACCCGGTACTTGGCAAACATCTCGGGCTGAGTACCAGCGTGGGATCATGGACGCTATCTCTGACCCTGCCATCGAGACTGTGGTTTTGATGATGGGCGCTCAGATGGGCAAATCGGAGTGCTTGAACAATGTCGTTGGATACCATATCGCCCAAGACCCAAGTCCAATCTTGGTTGTCCAGCCAACGCTCGACATGGCTCAAACGTGGTCAAAAGACCGTTTGGCTCCTATGCTTCGTGACACTCCTGCTTTGCAAGGTCTTGTCAAAGACCCTCGGAGTCGGGATTCAGGGAACACTACTTTGCATAAGAGTTTTCCTGGAGGTCACGTTACGGGTTGTGGGGCTAACAGTCCTGCTTCTCTTGCTTCCCGTCCTATTCGTATTGTTTTGTGTGACGAGGTTGACCGATTTCCTGTATCGGCTGGCTCAGAGGGTGACCCCGTAACGCTGGCTCGTAAACGCTCGGCTACCTTCTGGAACCGCAAGATCATCCTTGTTTCTACCCCTACCAACAAGGGGGCTTCAAGGATTGAGCAAGCGTATGAAGAATCAGACAAACGGCTTTATTACGTGCCTTGTCACGATTGTGGTCATGAGCAGACGCTCAAGTGGAGCCAAGTTCAGTTTGATGCTGATCGGCCTGAGAGTGCTGGTTACGCTTGTGAGTCGTGCGGCTCTATTTGGGATGATGCAAGCCGTGCTCGTGCTGTTCGCCGTGGTGAGTGGAGGGCTACTGAGAAGTTCTCCAAGACCGCTGGATTCTGTGTTTCTGGACTGTATTCACCTTGGATTCCTCTGGAGGACGCAGTTCGTGACTTCCTTGCAGCAAGAAAGCAGCCCTCCACCTTGAGGGTGTGGGTGAATACTTATCTTGCTGAGACTTGGGAAGAAGACGGTGAAGGGGTGGATGACTACTCTCTATCGGAGAGAGCAGAGGACTGGGGTGACGTTGTTCCTGCTGATGGTCTTATCCTGACTGCTGGTGTTGACGTACAGGATGACCGACTGGAGGCAGAGATCGTTGCATGGGGCAAAGAGGAAGAATCTTGGTCTATTGCCTACAAAACGATTCATGGCGACCCGTCTGGGCCTATTGTCTGGCGAGAGTTGGATGAATTCCTATATGGAGTCTATGAACATGAGTTTGGCGAGGAGATGGTTGTCAGGGCTACTTGCATTGACTCTGGTGGTCATCACACCCAAGCTGTCTACAAATATGTCTCGACTCGGGAAGCCAAGCGTGTTTTTGCAATCAAGGGTGTAGGTGGAGAGGGAAGGCCGATGGTTGGCAAGCCTTCCAAGAACAACATTGGCAAGATCAAGTTGTTCCCTGTTGGCGTTGACACGGTGAAGGCTGAGTTGTTCTCAAGGTTCAAGATCACAGAGCATGGGCCTGGTTACTGCCACTTCCCTGAAGGCCGTGATGCTGAGTATTACAAGCAACTTACTGCTGAGAAGATCAAGATCAAGTACCACAAAGGTTTTGCTCGGCGTGAGTTTGTTAAGATCAGGACTCGAAACGAGGCGCTTGACGTTCGTGTGTACGCAAAGGCTGCTTTGGCGCTGTTGAATGTTAATTTGAGTGGGTTAGCCATGAAAATGACGCATCGAAAAGAGGCGCAAAAGGTGGTCAAAGAGCAAAAGCCAATACAGCGACCTAAAAATTTGGGTAGCTTTGTGAACAGATGGCGTTAAAATCAGTAAAATTCATGAAACTATGGGGTGGCTATGGCTAACCTTTTCGATGTTACGCAAGCTCCAACGACTGAACCTGAAGTTGTCAGTCCCGGTGACTTTCTTCAATGGAAGCGCACCGATATTGGAGCAGATTACCCGAACAGTGCTTATACGGCTAGTTATGTGGCTCGTATTACTGGCGGCGGCAACACTGAGATTGCCGTAACTGGCACTGCAAGCGGCTCCGACTATCTGTTCACTGTTTCAAGTGCTACATCTGCTGACTTTGTTGTTGGCTTGTATCACTGGCAGCTTGAGATTGTCCGCAACTCTGACAGCAACCGCATCATTGTTGACCGTGGGTATTTCACTTGCGTTGCTGACCTCGATGTCAACGGCGCCGACCCTCGCACTCATGCTGAGATCATGCTTGGCAAGATTGAGTCAATCCTGTCTGGCAAGGCTGACTCTGATGTTTCCAGCTATTCTGTTGCTGGTCGTAGTCTTTCAAAGATGTCATTTAAAGAATTGCTTGATGCTCGGGACTACTACAAGCGTGAGTTCCAAAGAGAAGTCATTGCTGAACGAATCCGCAAGAAGCAAGCCACTGGATCAACAGTTCAAGTGCGGTTTGGGAGTTAATAAATGGGTATCTTAGATATTTTCTCTCGCAAGAAACCGCTGAAGAAGCGAGCTTATGCTGGCGCAAATCAGGGTCGATTGTTCTCTGACTTTGTTGCCTCTTCCCGGTCTGCGGATGAGGAAATCAAAGGCGCTCTCAAAGTCCTTCGTAATCGTTGCCGTGACCTGACTCGCAACAATGCTTACGCTCGGCGCTTTATCACTCTTGCCAAAGCAAACACTGTTGGCGACCGTGGCGTTACCTTGCAAGTCAAGGCTCGTAACGACAACGGCTCAATGGACAATATTGGCAACGACCAGATTGAGATTGCTTGGAAGCGTTGGGGCCGCATGGGTCAATGCTCTGTCGATGGAAAAATCTCATGGGTTGACGCACAGCGACTGTTCATTGAGAACTTGGTTCGTGATGGCGAGGTCTTGGTTCGTTTGGTGAAGTATCCAAACGACTTTGGCTTTGCGCTGGAGTTCATTGAATCTGACCTCTTGGATGAGGAATACAACGTCACCCTGCCAAACGGTAATCGTATCCGTATGGGTGTTGAGTTGGACTCATTTAACCGTCCGATTGCTTACCACTTGTTTACAGCTCACCCCGGCGACAACTCGACCATGTGGATGGGCAAGTCGTATAACCGCATCCCTGCTGACAAGATGATTCACGCATTCTTGCCAGAACGAGCCATGCAGACCCGTGGTGCGCCTTGGATGTCTCCTGTCATTGCTGACCTCAAGATGCTTAACGGCTATCGTGAGGCTGAGTTGGTTGCTGCCCGTGTTGGCGCATCCAAGATGGGTTTCTTCACTTCTCCGACAGGTGATGGCTTTACTCCTGATGACACTGACAATAAAGTGCCAATCATGGAAGCCGAACCAGGTACTTTCCACCAGTTGCCTGACGGTGTTCAGTTCCAGCAGTTTGACCCGACTCACCCGACTACTGCATTTGCTGACTTTGAGAAGGCCATCTTGCGTGGTATCGCTTCGGGTCTTGGCGTGTCTTACACCTCGCTGGCAAACGACCTTGAGGGCGTGAGTTACTCGTCTATCCGTCAAGGAGCATTGGAAGACCGTGACCAGTGGAAGATCATTCAAGACTTCCTGATTCAGCACTTTGTTGAGCCTGTTTACCGTGCTTTCTTGCTGGCAATCATGCAGAACTCAGTGATTAACATCCCTGAAAGCCGCTTTGACAAGTTTGCAGAAGCAACAGTGTTCCGTGCCCGTGGCTTCCAGTGGGTTGACCCTCTCAAGGAAATGAACGCCTCTGTGGTTGGTCTGCAAAACGGTCTTCTGTCTATGCAAGACATTGCTAACCAGCAAGGCCGTGACGTTGAAGAAATCTTTGACCAGATTCAGGCAGAGAAGGAAATGGCAGAGCGTTACGGTTTGTCGATGGCTTTCCAGCCATTTGGTAACAAAGCTCCAATCCCTGCTGATATTGCTTCAGATGAGCAAGGTGTTGCATAATATAGTTAAAGAAAGGTCGGAAAAATGGAAAACACCATTACCGTTACTGAGGAAAGCGTTATCGAGGAAGTGATTTCTGATGAAGTCGTTTCTGAAGTCGTTATTCCTGAAGAAGTTGTTGCAGAACGCCGTGAGGCTCAACGCCTGACACGCTCTGACGCAATGGAAGCTGTGGTTGAGGATGATCGCCGTGTTCGCATGGCTATTTCGTCTGAGACACCTGTGGAGCGTTCTTATGGCTCTGAGGTGCTTGACCATTCTGAACAGTCTATTGACCTGAGTTTCTTGAACTCTGGTCGTGCGCCCCTGCTGTTGGATCACGATCCTGAAAAGCAGATTGGGGTGATTGAATCCGTGTCCCTCGATGGCTCGGCTCGCAAGTTGCGGGCGACAGTGCGTTTCGGTAAGAGCGCATTGGCTTCAGAGGTGTACGGTGATGTTGCCGACAACATCCGTGGCAATGTCTCGATTGGCTACTCCATCAGCAAGATGCAGAAGGACAAAGACGGTCGGACATATCGCGCTGTTGCTTGGCGACCGATGGAGGCAAGTATCGTTTCTATCCCTGCGGATGTCACCGTGGGTGTGGGCCGAAATCTTGATGAAATCATCTCTGAAGCTGTGGTTGAAGAGCCGCAAATTACCGAAACCGTGACTGAGGAAATCCGCGCTGTGGAACCCGAGGTCGCAACTCCAAAGGAAACCAAAATGGAAAACTCTGTGAATGTGGCTGTTGACAGCCGTGCTTATGACGCCCCCGTGCAAGAAGTTGGCATGAGCAAGAATGAAGTTAAACGCTTCAGCCTGATGCGTGCTGTCAATGCCTTGGCAAACCCTACTGACCGTGCCGCGCAACGTGCTGCTGCCTTTGAATTTGAGTGCTCTGAAGCCGCCCAGCGTGCCTTCGGTCAATCGGCTCAAGGTATCTTGGTTCCTGCTGACGTGCTGCGTCAATGGGACAAGCGTGACCTGAACAGCTCTGATGACGCTGGTCTGGTTGGTCAGAACTTCCGTCCTGACGCATTCGTTGATGTCCTGCGTAACGCTTCTAGCGTGATGCAAGCTGGCGCAACCATGCTGACTGGTCTGTCTGGCAACGTGAAGATTCCTAAGAAGTCTTCTGCTTCTGCTGGTGGCTGGTTCGCTGAAGGCTCTGCTGCTGCTGAGAGCGAGATGGGTATCACTTCCATCACTATGGCTCCAAAGACTGTTGGCGCTTTCACTGATGTGACCCGTCAGTTGATGATGCAAGGTTCGCCTGATGTGGAAAGCCTGATCCGCAACGACTTGGCTCAAGCTCTGGCTTTGGCGATTGACCTGGGTGCTTTGGCTGGTACTGGCTCTAACGGTCAGCCTACTGGTATCCGTGCCACTTCTGGCATCAACACCAAGGACTTCGCTGCCACAAACCCAACTTTCGCTGAGATCGTTGGCATGGAGACTGAAGTTGCTACCGACAACGCTCTGTTGGGCAACTTGGCCTACATCATCAACGCTTCTATGGCTGGTGCTCTGAAGACCACTGTCAAAGACAGCGGCTCTGGTCAGTTCGTGCTGCAAGATGGTCAGATCAACGGCTACCGTGCCATTGTGTCGAACCAAGTTGCTGCTGGTGATGCTTACTTCGGTAACTTCTCCGACTTGCTGATCGGTATGTGGGGTGGTTTGGACATCTTGGTTGACCCATACACTGCTTCGACTACTGGCACTGTCCGTATCGTTGCAATGCAATCGGTCGATGTGGCTGTCCGTAACGCCGTGTCGTTCTGCTTGGGTGACGCAGACATCGCCTAATGCTGAAATCCTCTGATTGGGGAGCCTCCGAGAGAAATCTCGGGGGTGTTCCGATGAAAGTTGAATTTGTGCGTAACACCATGACTAGCGCGGGTAATGCTCGTGCTGGTCAGGTTGTTGAGTTGCCAGAGCAGGAAGCCAAGCTCATGATTAAAGCAGGTCGTTGTGCCGCTTATCAAGAGAAGGTTCTGGTTAACACATCAGTTGGCTTAGAAGTTTCTGAGGCTCCGCTTATCAAGCGTGGGCGACCTAAAAAGGTGCAGTAATGGCTGTTGAATCTGCTGCTGATCGTTTGGCAATGCTGGCTGACTTCGGTCAGAGCATTACATACACTGTTCAAGGTGGTTCGCCATCTACGATCACTGGCATTTTTGATGCTCAGTTTATTGAGGTTGACGCTGGCGGCAATGTCGGCGTGGCTTATCAACAGCCTCGTTTGATGGTTCGCACCGATGATGTTGTAAATTGCACCGAGGGCGATAGTTTTGTTGTCTCTGGTGTAACTTATCTTTCCAGAATCGTTCAAGACGATGGAACTGGGATGACAATGATTGTCTTGGAGAAGCAATGAGCCACCTGAGACAGTTAATACGAACTAACATAGTATCTGCGGTTACTGGCCTTGCAACAACTGCAAGCCGAGTATATCCAAGTCGCATCTATCCTTTGGAGCAAGGTAAGTTGCCGGGACTTTGCGTATATACAAGCAATGAGTCTGTTGAATATGCCACAATTTCTCTACCGAGAAGGCAAGAGCGCAGATTGCAGGTAACGATTGAGATTTACGCAAGTGCAACATCAAGCCTTGATAACACGCTTGATACATCTTGCAAAGAAATTGAAGAAGCCTTGTATGCGGATTTGACCCGTGGAGGCTATGCAAAAGACACCAGGGTAGTTTCGTTTGAAACCGAATTTGACGGTGAAGGTGAGAAGCCTGTCGGTGTTGGTCGTTTAACGGTTGAGGTGATCTACTCTAACCGTGAAAATGAAGTTGAAGCTGCTGCTTAATGTGGCAAAATATCACCATCTTAATGGAGGCCAATTATGGCGAATCACTCAGGCTCTGAAGGCACAGTTCACGTTGGCACAACTGCCGTGGCTGAAATTCGTTCGTACTCGATCAGCGAGACTGCGGACACTATCGAGGACACCACAATGGGTGATTCTTCTCGTACTTATAAGGCATCTTTGAAGTCGTTTAGCGGCTCCGTGGATGTTTTCTGGGACGAGACTGACACCACTGGTCAAGGTGCTTTGACTGTTGGCTCTGAAGTCACTATCAAGTTCTACCCAGAAGGTGCTGCTAGTGGCGACACCTACTACTCTGGTTCTGCTATCGTGACTGGCAAGACAATCAACGGTTCCTTCGATGGCATGGTTGAGGCTTCGATCACTGTCCAAGGCACTGGTGCTTTGACTACTAGCACTGCAAGCTAATGAGTATCATTGAACGTGCAAAGGCTCACTTCAAGTCTCTTCATGTAAAGGCAATTGAGGTTGCTGAATGGGGTGATGAGAAGGGGCCAGCAATTATTTACGTTGAGCCATTTACCCTAAAAGACAAAGCAAAGTTGCAAGCTGTCTCAAGGGCAAGTGGCAGTGAAGTTGATGCCTTAGTTGAACTAATTGTCTTGAAGTGTTTGGACAAAGAGGGAAACAAGGTTTTCACAATTGAAGATAAGCACGCACTGCGTAATTCAATTGATGCAACTGTACTTGAGCGCATTTCAACTGAGATCATGCGTGTTGACGCAGGGGCTATTGAAAAAAACTAAGGGAGACTCCTGAACGGCAGTTCATTTTTTATCTTGCTGAGAAGTTGCACAAGACTGCAAGCGAGATAGAGGAAATGTCTGTTGAGGAGTTCTTAGAGTGGCAAGTTTGGTTTAAGTTGCAGAAGGAGCATCAGAAAAATGGCGGCACAAAATCTTGATATTCAAATTGCCGCAACTGATAAGACATCTGCGGCATTTAGATCAGTAAAGTCCAACATTGAAGGTGTTAGCGATAGTGCTAGCGCTCTTGTTGGCAAGATTGGCCTTGTAACTTCAGCACTCGCCGCTGTTGGGGTTGGGGCTACTCTTAGAAATCTTATCAATACGGCTGACAAACTTGATGAATTGTCTGCGCGTACAAAGATTGCGGCATCAACGCTTTCTTCACTTACAAACACAGCTCAATTTGCTGGCGTTAGCCAAGAAGAATTGGCTGGTGCAATCACAAAACTGAACAAAAGCATTGCTGAGTCTGTTAGTGGTGTAAACGACCAGTCAACGGCGTTTCAAAATCTTGGTATTTCCGTTAAGGATTCAGAAGGCAACATTAGACCAACTGTTGACATTCTTGGTGACTTAGCTGACGCATTTTCTGGCGCTGGCGACAATGCGATCAAAACTCAGTATGCAATGGCGCTTTTCGGCAAGTCAGGCGCTAATCTGCTTGAGTTTTTGGAAAAAGGACGAGAGGGAATTCAGGAGTTTGGCGGAACGATAGACAATGAGTTTGCAAAGCAAGCCGCATCTTTCAATGACTCTTTGGACTTGATGGGGCAAAAGACTCAGAGTTTTTTGGCGCAAAAACTTTCCCCAGTTCTTGCTTACATCAATCGTCAATTTGCTGAAGTTGAACGCATTGCAAAAATTGAGTCTGCTGGCGCTGGCCGTGGCTTTGTAAACCCTGTTGCTCCTCCAGTTCAAAATCCTGAACGTAATCTGTTTAAGCCTCTTGTTGTTAAGCAACCAAAGAAGGCTGAGAAAAGTGAGGCCGAAAAAGAACTTGAGAAAATCTCTCAAGCGTATCAGTCAATTTCTGCTGAGATTGAAAAACTGACTTACTCAGAAGACATGATGTTACTGAGTCAGTTTCAGCGGATCACCAATGACGAGAAGGCTATTACTCAATACAAAGAGCTAATTGCCGAACGCAGAAAAATTCTAAACCTTGATGCCGAGCTTGAAGAGGCTGGCAAGGTCGCTGATAAGCAATCTGAAGATGCACTAAAAAAGAAAAATGAACTTCTGGAAGGTGCAAAACGTCTTTATGAGGAAACAAGAACTCCTCTTGAGAATTTCAACATTGAGATGGCTCGTCTTGATGAATTGCTCGCCAAAGGCTACATAAGTTGGGACGTATATTCAAGAGCAACCCTGAATGCGCTTGAAGACCTTGATCTTTTTAAAGAAAAAGGCAAAGACACATTTGAAGAACTCAAAGATGCAATCAATGGATGGGGCAATGAGTTCACCAATGTTTTGACTGAGGCCACAATGACTGGCAAGTTGTCTTTTTCTGATCTTGCCAATAGTGTTATCCGTGACCTTATCAGAATGCAGATTCAGTCTGCCGTGACAACTCCTTTGGTCAACATGGGCAAAGAGTTCCTGGGCATCAATGTTGCTGGCGCTAGAGCTATGGGTGGCCCTGTAACTTCTGGGAAGTCCTATTTGGTTGGTGAGAATGGCCCTGAAATCTTCACGCCAAGCGGGTCTGGTGCTATTACTGCAAACAACCAAATTGCCAGCGGCGGCGTTACAGTTAACCAAGTTATCAATGTGTCAACAGGTGTTCAGCAGACAGTTCGTGCTGAGATCATGACCTTGATGCCTCAGATTGCTGGTGCTGCCAAGGCTGCTGTTGCAGATGCAAAAATGCGTGGTGGCGGTTATGCTGCTGCAATGAGGTAACAAGATGAGTATTTCGTATCCGGTGACTTTCCCTAGCATTGGCATACGGTCAATGACGATTCGTGCAAGATCGGTTGTCGGTGTTGCTCAGTCTCCATTTACCTTGTCTCAACAGGTCTATAAGCATCAAGGACAGGCATGGGAGGCTGAAGTCTCTTTGCCTCCAATGAAGCGAGATGAGGCTGAACAAGTCGCGTCTTTCTTGCTTAAGATGAATGGTCAATATGGTACGTTTTTACTTGGCGATCCGGCTAACACTGCACCTCGCGGTGTTGGGACTGGCACACCTCTTGTTAATGGTGGCTCACAAACTGGAGATTCGCTGATTACTGATGGTTGGACAACAAGCACAACAGGCATCTTGAAGGCGGGTGACTGGATTCAATTGGGTTCAGGGTCTGCAACTCGTCTTCACAAAGTCTTGGATGACGTTAACTCTGACTCCAGTGGTAACGCTACCTTGACAATCTGGCCTAGTCTGCGGTCAAGCCCTGCAAACAATGCTCAGATCACCGTGACCTCTCCAAAGGGTCAGTGGCGCTTGGCATCTAACGAAATCCAATATTCAATTGATGAGGCCAGTGTTTACGGCATCACCTTTGCTTGCGTGGAGGCGTTATGAGCCGTGACATCTCTGCTGGCGTACAAAGTGCCATCTCTGCAACAGAAGTACAGCCAATCATTCTCTTTGAAGGCTCGTTTGCTTCGGGTTCGGTTTATGTCTGGTCTGGCTATGGTGATCTAACCTGGAACTCAAACACCTACTCTGGCGTTGGTACGCTTGGTGCGATTTCTAATGTCTCTGAAGGCTCTGAGATCAGCGCAAGAGGTATAACGGTCAGTATGTCTGGCATCCCTTCGGACTTGATTTCTCTGGTCTTGGGTGATGTCCGTCAGGGTGCTGTTGGCAAAGTTCACATGGGGTTTCTTAACTCTTCTGGCGCCGTGATTGACGATCCAATCTTGATGTTTGAGGGCAAACTTGACGTTCCTTCAATCCAAGAGGGTGCTGATACTTCGACAATTACCTTGTCTTACGAGTCACGCCTGATTGACCTGCAAAGGGCAAGAGAGAGCCGATACACCAATGAGGATCAGCAGAGAGCTTTTGCTGGCGACTTGGGCTGTGAGTTTGTTGCTTCCTTGCAGGAAAAGCAGATCACTTGGGGCAAGGCTAATCCTCAACCAACTTCTAGCGCACCAGTTACAGAGCCTGATCTTTCTGGGGGCTACTGATGCGCCATCAAAACTGGGAATATAGACTTGATGAGTTTTTAAAGTCTGTTGGCCCGTTTGAGTGGGGAACTAACGATTGCTGTATGTTCGCTGTGAATGCTGTGGAGTCCATGACAGGCAAAGATCATGGCAAGCCTTACAGTGGCTACAAAACCGCTTTAGGGGCCGTCAGAAGGCTTGAAAAGTTTGGTGGAGTAGAAGGCATAGCAACAATCGAATTAGGCGATCCAAAGCCTGTTAAACAAGCCAAGCGTGGTGATGTTGTTTCTATCCAGAACGGTGAAAATATCATCCTTGGTATATGTGTTGGCGTTAAAATGGCGGCAGTATCTGAAGAAGGATTGACCCTTTTCAGCATGAGCGTTGCCAGAAACGCATGGAGTGTATAAATGGCAAAAGCCGTAAAAGCAGCGATTGTTGTAGGTTTGGTTGCTACTGGCGTTGGTGCGTTGACAGGCGCTGTTGCTTCTGGGTCTTCTTTTAGTCTTTTTGGCACGACACTTGCCAAAGGCTCTTTGTCTGCATACTTTGCAACTCAGTTCACAACTTCTCTTGTCTTGGGTGCTGTTTCACAAGCAATGAACAAGACTTCATCTGGTGGGGTTAACTCAGGTTCAACCGTTACTAGCCGAGGCTCTTTATCTCCTCATCAAGTCATTTATGGACGCACTCGGGTTGGTGGCAACATTGTCTACATGGAAGGCACTGAGGGTAATAAGTACCTTCACGTTGTCGTAGCAATTGCTGGGCATGAGATTGATGCCATTGAGAAGTATTACCTCAACGATGAAGAAGTCACTATTGATGGCAGTGGCAACGTAACTGCTGGTTCTTACGCCAACAGAGTCAAAATCCAGTCAAAGCTAGGAACTGATGACCAGACAGCGTTTAGCGACCTTGTTTCTGCGTCTGATTCCTTGTGGACATCAAATCACCGTCTGCGTGGTCGTGCTGTTGTCTACATTCGCCTTGAATACGATCAGGATAAGTTCCCAAGCGGGATGCCTAACTTCTCGTTCCAAGTTCGTGGCAAAAAGGTTTATGACCCACGTTCAGCAACAACAGTTTGGTCTGCAAACCCTGCATTGTGTATTGCTGACTACCTAACAAGCACTCGTTATGGTCTTGGATGTGTTTACGCAGACGAAATTGATGAAGCTGCTTTGATTGCGGCTGCAAACGTCTGTGATGAAGACGTAACGCTTGACGCTGGTGGCACTGAGAACAAGTATGAGCTTCACGGCTCTATCTTGACCTCTGGAACACCTGAAGACATCATCAATCAGATGTTGACATCGATGGCTGGCAAGGCTATCTGGACAAGTGGCAAGTGGAGAATCTTGGCTGGTGCTTACTACATCCCAACGCTGACTTTCGATGAAGATGATCTTCGTTCAGGGTTTACGGTTCAGTCATTGGTTAGCCGCAGAGAGAACTTCAACTGTATCAAGGGTGTGTTTGTCTCTGCCCAAGACAAATATATGTCGGTGGACTTCCCTCCATTGATCTCTGATGCGTTTATTTCACTTGATAACGGTGAGGCTGTTTACAAGAACATTGTTCTACCATTCACCACTTCGGTGACGATGGCTCAAAGGCTTTCCAAGATTGAACTGCTCAAGGCTCGTCAGCAGATTACTCTGACACTCCCTCTTAAGTTGCAGGGGTTGAAGGCTAACGTGGGTGATATTGTTTATGTGAACAACACTCGCATGGGCTGGTCTTCCAAGCCTTTTGAAGTTGTAGCAATGTCGATGTCTCTTGACGAGGCTCCAGGCGTGGATGTTGACCTTCGTGAGATAAGCACAGACGTTTTTAGTTGGTCTACTTCTGAAGAACAGGCTTACGATCCTGCGCCAAATACAAACTTGCCTGATGCTTTTCAAGTTGGCCCTGTCACTGACTTGAGTATTACTGCGACCAACGTGTTGTCTCCTGATGGAACAACTCAGTCTGGTTTGTTGGTGACATGGACTGCACCTGTTAATTCGTTCGTCAATCAGTATGAAGTTCAGTACATCCGTGGTGCGTCTAACTTTGACTACGGGACTATCACAGCATCCTCCACAGAGACTGATAACTACGGTCTGATTACTGGAACTGCTGACACATTTGCAGACTATGGCGCTGTCTCTGACCCCACAACTTCTGGCGAGTCAAACTACAACTCAATCTTTGTCACAACTCCTTACTATGTTGTTGTTCCTGCGATTGCTGGTGTTGAGTACGTAGTAAGGGTTCGTGCTGTTAATACGCTTGGTGTCCGATCTTCTTTTGTGACTTCTAACGAGATCACTTATGGAGATCAGACAGCGCCTAATGCTCCATCAAGCATTGTTGCTTTTGGTGATTACAAACAAATTGTTGTTACATGGGTAAATCCTACTGTTGCTGACTTTGATTATGTTGAGGTTTATCGGAACACGACAAACAACTCAGGAACTGCGACCCTTGCTGGTGTATTGCGTGGCTCAAGGTTTGTCGATGCGCCTCTTGGGATTAACGTCACTCGTTATTATTGGTTGAAGTCTGTTGACCGTACTGGCAACAAGTCTGATTTTTCTTCATCTGTATCCGCTACAACAGAGTTCATTGATTCAGATTCTTTCTCTGAAGAAGTGATGAATCTGTTTGCTGAGTCTGGTGCTTATGGCATTGAGCCTGTTGCAACTCTTCCTGCGACTGGTGACTTTGACGGCCAGATCAAGTTCAACACGACAGAAGACAAACTCTACCGCTGGGATGCAACAAACTCAGTATGGACTGATGACATCTTCAGCATTGAGGCTGGAACTGTTGACGTTGCTTCTTTTGCTGCTGGCATTGAGCCAATCAGCATAGTTAACGAGCTTCCTGTTGTGTCTGGTTATACAGGTACAAAACTTGTATTCCTGACAACTGACAACACGATCTATCGTTACACTGGTTCCGCTTGGACTTCTGGTGTTGATACGTCTGATCTTGTTGGCACATTGCCATCGTCTGCTTTTAGTCAGTCTTTGCGGCCTGTTGAGGTTGTAGCTGCTTTGCCTTCCTCTGGAAACTTCCAGGGTCGAACAGTCATGCTGACAACAGACAACAAGCTCTACCGATATACGGGTACTGCTTGGACTGCTGCCGTTCCTTCTACGGACATCTCTGGTCAAGTATCTGATGCTCAAATTGCAGGCTTGTCTGCTGCAAAGGTTACAGGTCAATTAAGTGACACGCAGATTGCTGATGTTGCAACATCAAAGCTCACCGGCACGATTAATGAGACTCAGATCACTGATGGCGCTATCTCTACTGGCAAATTGGCCGCTGGTAGCGTATCAACTGCGAAACTTGCTGCTGGCGCTGTTACTGCTGACACTATTGCTTCAAACGCCATCACAAGTGTAAAAATTGAGGCTGGTGCTGTTGTTTCCGCAAAGATCGCGGCTGGTGCAATTGAGACAGAAAAGCTCGCAGCATCTGCAATTACTGCTGAAAAGATTGCCGCTAATGCGATCACGGCTGATGCGATTGCTGCTGACTCTATAACCTCTGCCAAGATTGCTACTGGTGCTATCACTGCCGCAAAGGTTGAAGCTGGTGCTATCGGTGCTGACCAAATCGCTGCTAACGCCATCACAACAGGCAAAATTGCTGCTGGTGCTGTGTCTGCTGACCAGATCGCTGCCAATGCAATTGTTGCCGGGAAGATTGCTGCTGACGCAATTACTTCAGAGAAAATCCTGGCTGGTGCTATTCAGACCGACAAGATCGCTGCCAACGCAATTACTGGTGGTTTGATTGCGGCTTCTGGTGTGATTACCTCTGACGCTCAGATTGATGATGCTGTTATCACCAATGCCAAGATTGCCAACGGTGCGATCACTACGGCAAAGATTGAAGATGCTGCTATCACGGCTGCAAAGATTCAAAGCCTTTCACTCGTTGGAACAGCAAACTTTGACGTTAAGACTGCAACCTCTGGCGCTCGTATGGAAATGACAAACAGAGCGATTAAAGTCTATGACTCAAGTGGAGTTCTGCGAGTACAAATCGGAGACTTGACAGCATGAGTTATGGATTTTCACTGACTACTGGTAGCGGAGATAAAGTTACTATAAACAGTGATAACGATGCTGTTGGTGTCTTTCTTGACTATTTTTTTGTACCCTACAACACAACAGTTACACGCTCATACAGCAGCTTCTTTGGCTCTGCATTGTTTACGATTGTGCTTCAGCAAGATAGAAAAAAGCTCAATGTTCCAGTAACCACAATCAATAACTCAACAAAAACTGTATCTGTTACTTCAACAACTCAAACATCAAGTGCAAGGCAGTCTGGTATGTATGTAATTGTGTTGGGGAAATAATATGTCCAACGGAATTACCTTATCTAACAGTCAAGGTCAAATCATGTTTTCTACGGAGTACATGGCTTTTCACTTTGTTGGTAGGTTCACTGCTGTTGCTTCTTCTGGTTTTGCTTGTGAGGCAACATTTACTTGCAATGGCACACCTCTAATTTTCATCAATGGCTCATCTGGCTCTCATGCTGTTGGGATACTTGAGTTGCGTGATAACGGTGGTGGAAGTTGGACTGCGTTTGTTGCTGGCAGAACTCTTGCAAACGTAGGGTTGACCAGCATAGAAATTTATGTATTTGCCTTTCCAACTGCTGCGGCAACAGATGGATATGGGATGTGGGCTAAAGATTCGTCTGGCACTACGACTTTTAACTTTTCTCAAAGAGTCCTAAAAATATCAGGCGCACTGAAAACAAGTGCTCAATCTTCTTCTGTTAGCGATACACCACCAAATCAATCTATTACTTTTGGATCAATTCCAACAGACTACATTGTTTGCGCTCCTATGGTTGGAGAAATCATCACTCCGGCAGGTGCTAACAGCCTGTTGCTTGGGGTTGGTCCTTACAGGGTAAATTCCTCCACCGTAGGATTGTTTGCAACTAATTTGTACACACCTTTTGGACCGCCAAGAAGGGCATACAGAATATACGAGCAAGAGTATGTTCTTTTTGCAGACAAATCACTTTATCAATAATGACTACTAATTTACAATCGTGCAAGAGGTAAAAACATGACTACTGCTGTCCAACATCGCCGTGGCACTACTGCCGAACACGCTGCTTTCACTGGTCTTGAGGGTGAACTCACCATCGACACCACAAAAGACACTGCTGTAATCCATGATGGCACTCTAGCGGGTGGTTATCCTCTTGCAAAAGAGAACTTGGCAAACGTCACAACCAGTGGGTTGTCCTCGATTGATGGCGCTTCTACTGCTTCTGATGACAAGTTCTTCATCTACGACCAAAGCGCAACAGCACTCAAGACCATTACCAGGGCTGAGTTAAACAACGCAATAGAGCAAGATGCTCTGGCAAACGTAGCAATCACTGGCGGCACTATCAACGGTACTGCGATTGGTGGTACTACCGCTGCTGCTGGTGCATTCACTACGCTGACAACCTCCTCCACTGTTACGCTCAACGGCGGCACAGCCAACGGCGTCCCCTACCTCAACGGCTCCAAAGTCCTGACCACGGGGAGTGCGCTGGTGTTTGATGGGAGCGCAAGCCTTGTCATTACTGCATCAGGCGGGACTCCGTATTTCGGCCTAAATCGTGGTGGCGGCGAGTACCTAAATGTTGGTCAAGATTCGACCGGAGCTTTTTACAATACGGCAGTAACAAATACGCATCGCTGGTTGCTGTCTGGTGGCGGGACTGAAGCAATGCGCCTGACCAGCACAGGGCTGGGTATTGGGACGAGTTCGCCTACCGACAAACTCCATGTTGTCGGTCTGGCACGAATCAATACAGGTACATACGCTGCTGGATATGGTTTGACATTCCAAGCCAATTCAGAAACCTCTCGCACATATCAAATGGGCATGGTCACTGGTGGCAATTTTGCCATCTACGATTCTTCTGCTGCAACCACTCGCCTTACCCTCGACTCCTCCGGCAACCTCGGCTTGGGGGTTACTCCGAGTGCTTCGTCAACATCGGCGCGAGTGCTCCAGATTCGCAATTCGCTACTGGAAGACAACGTAAACGGCTACGCAATACTTCGTTACAACGATTACTACGATGGCTCAAGCGACAGGTACATTTCTACCGGAGCAGCAAGCGCGTTTCAAATGCAAGGTGGCGCGTTTAAGTTTTACACCGCCCCCTCCGGCACAGCAGGTGACGCTATTAGCTTTACTCAAAGTATGACCTTGGATGCGAGTGGGAATCGACAGATTGGAACAACCAGCGCAGTCAATTCAGCACGGGACACAATCCAATTTCAAAGTTCTTCTGGCGGTACTGGCATCAGCCTTATTGATGCACAAGCAAACAACACGGCTTGTTTTGCCGCTTTTTACAGCAACACAACTAAAATTGGTTCAATCACAAATAACGGCAATGCTGCTGTTCTTTACAACATCACCTCTGACCAGCGCTTGAAAGAAAACATCCAAGACGCTGCATCTGCTTCTTCTTTGATTGATGCTTTGCAAGTGCGTGAATACGACTGGAAGTCTGACGGTTCACACCAGCGTTACGGCTTCATTGCCCAAGAGCTTGCAACTGTTGCTCCTGAAGCTGTGCATCAACCCGCTGACCCCGAAGAAATGATGGCAGTGGACTATTCCAAACTTGTACCAATGTTGGTTAAGGAAATCCAATCCCTCCGTGCTCGCCTCGCAGCAGCAAACATTTAACCCACAAAAGGACTCATCATGACCATCTCATACAACTGGACGATCTCCACCACCAACTTTGACGTGGCATGATCTACCCCGCCCGTCACATCGTTCGCTGGTTCCTCCGTACCTTCGGGTATGGCGGAATGACACTGCCTCCCTTTGGCATATTCATTCTTGTTGAGCGCATCAATGAAAACCAGCTACGCCGCCACGAACTTGTTCATTGGGCGCAGTACGAACGCATGGGCGCTGTGAAGTTTTATGCAACGTACCTTTGGTATAACCTGCGGTATGGCTATGTAAACAACCCGATGGAAGTCGAAGCCCGTCAATTTCAAAATTAACTCAAAGGAACCACCATGAACATCGTTTGGACAATTACCCAATGTGACCGTCTGACAGCAGACAATTTCATAACCACAGCGCATTGGACTGCCACAGCCACTGATGGAGATTACACAGCATCCATCTATTCGACTTGCTCTTTCACCAAGCCTGAAGAAAATGTTGACCTGACACCATATGACGATGTGACAGAGCAAGACGTTCTTGGCTGGTGCTGGTCTGATGGTGTTAACAAAGACGCTACCGAAGCTGCTCTGGCTCAAAACATTGAGTTGCAGAAGAACCCTGTGACTGCTACTGGTACACCTTGGGGAAACGTATGAATGACCCTATTGTTTTTCAAAAATCGGCAATTTGATAAAAGCATCAAAGGTTGAAAAGATGACGCCAGAAGACCGAGCTTTGTTAATTGCTGAAATTGCGTCTGCTATTCAGTCGTCAGCAAAGCATAATCTTAGTGAAGAAGAACTCCAATGGGTTCGACTAGCTATTTCTGCACAAGCAAGAAAAATCCGTTTTCGTGATGCAGTTATTGAAAAAAGTCTTGCTGGCCTTGTATGGGCGGCAATTGTCGGGGTTGGCTACATACTTGTAGACTTCTTAAAAAATCACGGGTTTAAGGTGTCATGAAAGAATGGGCTGTTAGCTTTATTGCTGCGGCCCTTCTTTGCGGTATGGTCATTTGGTGCGCCAAAGTGTTTGTTGAGGTGTTGCGATGATTGCCGAAATTGCTGCTGCTAATGCGGCCTTTGCTGTAATAAAAGGCGCTCTGGCTAACGGCAAAGAGTTGCATCAGCTTGGCTCAAGAGTCTTTGACTACTTCGACAACAAGGCCAAGATTCAGGAGAAGGCCACTCAAAAAGGTGGCGGCTCTGACCTCGAAGAGTTCATGGCTCTTGAGCAACTCAAGCAGCAAGAGGAAGAACTGCGTGAGCGCATGGTCTACGCTGGAAGACCCGGCATGTGGACTGATTGGATAAAGTTCCAAGCAGCAGCAGCACGTAAGCGCAGGGAAGCCAAGGAAGAAGCCGCCAGAGAAGCTAAAAGGCGCAAGGAACAGCTTGAAAACATGGTTGAGTACATTGCCATAGGTATGGCTGTAATCGTGCTTGCTGGACTTCTGGTTGGCGGCTTCGTCATCTACATGAAGCACCTACGATGAGTGACGAGAAACTAAACGCCAACACAACCCTAGACAAGGTGCTCGGGTATGTGGACAGCCCATTCAAGTTGTTTGCCATACTTGTCATGGGAATAGTTGCTTTTTCCGGATACTTCTTGTGGCAAAACCAAGAGTTCATGTTTGATGCCTATAAGGAATCAAAGAAGCTTCCTGAGATCAATACAGCACGAACTGATGACGCTAGTTCAATGCTGCTGAAGAAAACAGGAGCTACGGTGGTGGCCATCTTTAAGGTCAACCCGCTGTTCAACTCCCGGGTGCTGTACAAGGCCTACACCAAGGACGGTAGAGACAAGACCATTGAAGACGTTGACGTTGGCCTGTTCAGCCAGAACTCAGCCAATAACGGCGATGTCATCAAGCTGATGACCAACGAGATACCGTGCTCCGAGTACCGCTACGCGCAGTCTGAGGTGGGCCTGTGGTACATCGAAAAGGGTGTGACGTTCACTTGCCGGGTAAGTGTTCCACCTGACTCACATCGTTTTGTCGGACAGATTACGGTTGGATGGGCTGAACAACCAGAAAATCTAGAGCAAGTAAAATTTATGCTGGAGATTGCCAGCGCCATGCTAACTAAAAGGGGTAACTAATGCTGCCAATGATCGCCTCAATCGTATCTGGCCTGATCCAAAACAACATGCACAAGGTTGCTGATGCCGTGATGGAAAAGGGTGTTGATTACGTCCAGGACAAGATGGGCATTACTCTTAAGCCAGAGGGCGAGGCGACTAAAGAGGACTACGCCAAGTGGAGTGCTGAAGCTGCCAAGCATGATGAGTTTATGGCTGAGATAGACCTGAAAAACATGCAAGGCGCAAGGGACATGCAACTTAAAGCAATGGATTCAGAAGACCCTTTAGTACGGCGCTTTGTTTATTTTTTCATTGCTGGATGGTCTATTCTTTCTGCTGCTTACATTGGCTTCATCACGTTTGGCAGCATACCTGAATCTAACATTCGCTTTGCTGACACAATCCTTGGGTTTGTTCTTGGCACTATGGTTGCCTCCATGTTCCAGTTCCTCTTGGGATCTTCTTTGGGTAGCAGAGCTAAGGACAAGAAATGATCACCCTTGAGAAGCTAATTGCTGCTGGCGTTAAATCTAGTGTGGCTCAAGTATGGCTTCCTTTTGTCCAGCAAGCTTGTGATCGTTATCAGATCAACACCAAGAATCAAGAAGCAGCATTCATAGCCCAATGCGCTCATGAGTCTGGCGGGTTCACCATGCTTGAGGAAAACCTGAACTACTCAGCAGCCACCATGTCTGTTGTATGGCCTAAAAGGTTTGCTGTCCTTGGACCTGATGGCAAAGCTGTCAAGAAGGATGGTAAGAACCAGCCCAACAAGTTTGCTCTTGCCTTGCACCGTAAGCCTGAATTGATTGCCAATACTGTTTACTCAGGAAGAATGGGTAATGGCCCTCTTGAGTCTGGTGATGGCTGGAAATATCGGGGGAGGGGTCTTAAACAATTGACAGGAAAAGACAACTACACACGTTGTGGCTCTGCTATCGGGTCTGACTTGGTTTCAGATCCTGACCTGTTGTTCAAGCCAAGGGACGCAGCACTGTCAGCAGCATGGTTTTGGTCTGTTAACAAGTGCGGCCCTCTTGCAGAGTCTGGTGACTTTGTTGCACTGACAAGAAAGATTAACGGCGGGACAATTGGCCTTGAAAACCGGGAAAAACGTTACAAGGCTGTTTTGTCTGTTGGGTAATCATCGCTCAACGCCCTGCAAACGATCTGCAACAAGTTGAGCGTATCCAGCAATGTCAATCCAGCTATCCGCATAATCTGGATCGCCATTAATGATGCGAGCAATCTTGTGGCAGATCATATCCAAGGCCTCAATTTGGTCAGGTTTCATTTTTGTGCCGCGTTCGGCAACTGCTCCGTACACCGAATGTTTAAGCGACTGGCTGATCTCGGCGTGTCCAGTAAACTTGCCATATCGCTTGCCTCGTTCATCAAGGATTTCTGTAATCATCACGACTCCTTGACAAATTGTCCGTCTTTGTTCATGTAACCTCGCCTCGGCTCTATGACCTTAAACGCCTGATAGAAGCATTGACGAACATCTAGGTCACACAGCACACCTACGTTGACCAGGGTGACCATTACATCACCAATGGCATCAGCAATCTCAGCACGGTCATTGGCAGCAACAGCAGCAAGCAACTCACCAGCTTCTTCTACTGTTTTCCTGGCTTGGCCTAATGCTGTGCCATTCTCGTAGATGCCACGAGCAGCAGCCCATTGCATGACATTAAATTCTGTCATGCCAAAAGATTGGGTTTCTTTCATCAGTCAGTGCCTCCAACCTGCATCACTTCCTGTTCGCCTTCTTGCTCTTTGAACTGCTGAACAAGTTTCTGATGCAAAGGATATGCGCCTGATTCGGTAGGCAGTTGGCCGATAACGCGAATAACAAAAGCGGCTTCGTTGGGTTCAAGATTAAAAGTCATGGTTTTCCTTAAATTGAAAGAGCGTAAACACGGCGCTTCATTGGATCAGCAAATGGAATGTCACTATCATCCATATCTTCAAAGCCACCAGGATTGCTTGGCTTTGGCGCTTGCTGACGTTGTTGTGGTTGTTGTGGTTGTTGCGTGGCTTCACGTTTACCACCCTGCAAAGCAACCTCATTAACGCGAACGTCTGTGCTGATACGTTCTTGGCCGTTTTTGTCGGTGTACTTGCGCTGGCTGACGCTGCCTGTAATTGTCACTGCTTGACCTTTCACAAGGTACTGCGACAAGGACTCAGCACGTTTGCCAAACAATTGGCAGTTCCACCAGATTGCATCTTTGTCTTTACCTTGGCTGTCAGCAACAGAAAAGTTTGCTACGGGGTCACCGTTTGGCAAGAACCTCACTTCTGAGTCTTTACCTAGTTGTCCAGCTACTGTTATCGAGTTCATTTATTTACCTCATGTGTTGTTGTGCAATCTTGTTTACCACCGCTTGGTAATACAATCTTGCGGCTTCTACTTTAACCTTTATTTTGTCCTCAAGGGCTTTGTCCCTCTCATACTCAACAAAAGTTACTCGTAGTTCTGGATTGATATGTTCGACCTCATGGTAGGTGCGATTTTCATAACCAATCAAATTCTCTGGCGTGTTTACAAGGCAATATGCAATGGCTGCATGATCTACATCCCAAAGCCACATATACGCTCTTAACTGCCATTCATACGTCTTGTCTTCACCTTGCGTGTCAAGAACTGGAAACGTATCTAAAGACCAAGATGACTTGATGTCAATGATCTTGTCTCCTGTAAATATGTCGCATTCACCAGTAATCCAGTCATTTGATTTGCGCTCTAAGTTCTTGGCGTAACTGGTAAACAGAACTGAGTTAAGAAGCTCGATTGACCGATCTTCAACTTGGATTCCTTTGTCCATGTACTTTGACGATATAGACCGATCAAAGCCGTAAACAAAATCTTTCGCAAGTTTCTCAACTGCTGTTTTTGCACCGATAGAAAGTTCTTCCTTCTTTCCGTCAGTCATTATTTCTGCGAGTGATGATGCTCTGAATTTAAGCATTTGCTAAAGCCTGTGTGAGTGCTGATTCTTGTTCTGCTGTCAAGGCAAAAGTATCACGCAATTGCTCAACCGTATATTCCTTTGCAATGATTTTCTGGACTGCGTTATCAAAGCGGTTGTTTGTCAATGTTGGTTTTTTAACCTCTGCTGGCGCTTGGTCAGTGTCATTGTCGCCTTCTGTCGGTATGGAAAACGCCATCAACATTGCATACTTGTGAGCAGCCGACATTGCTTTGTTGGTTGCTTTATCACCAGAATCCATTGCTTCACCGTAGCTTTTTACTGTGTGTTTTGTGCCATCTTCACTTGACACAAAATCAAATTCTGCCTCAACGGTAACGTAGTGCATTGATCCGCCACTTTTTGTTTCAGCTAAACGCAAATCACGCGAAATAATGCGAGGCAGAACGCAAAGATTGTTTTCGGCAAGGATTGATGACAATACGTTGTAAACGTCATCAATAGATCGGAACTTGTAGCCCTGTGCTTGGTTCTTGCGATCTTTGCCGATACCTTGTTTTGCAAGTTCAGCTTGAACTTTATTGATTGCTTGATAGACTTTCATTTTCTCGTTACTTTCTGTGCAAGAAGCCACTTGTCGCCAAGGAACCTGATTGATTTAACCCACTCTCGGCAGTTGTGCCGCTGTGTGCTGACTGGTACACCTTGAACGCAGAACAGGCTGCGAACTTTACTCAGGGCTTGTGTGTTCATCTTCCGCCTTTGTTATTTCAATTGATGAAGGCAGATCACGGTAGCTGCTGCCTTTAACGCAGTTGAAGCCGTAGCTCTCAATCATTTTGTTTGCGTAGTCAAGAAGAATCTTCTCAACTTCAGCACGGGTGAACTCGATTTTCATAGACGCTCCTAAGTTGTTGAGCCTCTATCTTATGTGCCTGAAATAAAAAAAACATCAGTACAAACCCTAATGTACAAATGCTTTTTTGCGTGTAATCTTTGCGCTATGAACCAACACGACAAAGACGAATACGAGGCCAGTGAAGCATTGCTAGACTATGCAATCTCATTGGTTACCCGTTACACAGATCACCCAGGCGATACAGATGCGGCCACCAAAGCCCTTCTAATCGTCACCCTTGAGCATCTTTTAAACAGGAGAATCTACATTGAGCAAATTACTCGCTAAACAGTACTATCTTGACCAGCTTGTAAAAGGTAAGTCACATCGACAGATTGGTAAGAGCATGATGAAGCCTTACTCAGCGGTTGATATCCGTGACCAACTTTTGGCCGATGGTGTGATTGTTGAAAGCAAAAAAGAAGTGAACCCTCAGACCATGAGAACGCATGTTTACTACGAAATCGTAGGCAAGATACCTGCCCGTGCTAACTCATACTTTTGGGAAGACGGTACACCTAAAAGCCGTGGCAATGCGTTTGACCTGTCTACTGCGAAAGGTTTGTTTAACAAGTCTGAACTGGCTGCGTCACAGAACAAGGGCAAGCCAAACAACTACAACTCAACAGTGCAAGTAATTGCATATTCACGCGCATGACATACAAAACCGATCCAGTCTCACAGTGCCAGGGCAAAGACAAGTTGCCAACCAAAGAACTCGCACTGGTTATCGTAGGAAGACGCAGAGACAGCCCTATGGAAGCGTATCGCTGTGTTCACTGTGGCTATTTCCATGTTGGTCACGCAAGCCCTAAACAGAGAAATTACAAGAGATCACCAAAATGAGCAAAGGCAGTTCACCCCGTCCCTACTCTGTAACCGCAGAGGATTTTTCTAACCGTTGGAACGCCATTTTTGGCAAGGAGAAGTCAGATGATGTCACTGTTCAAAAAGAAACCAGTGGGCCAGATGGCTCGATTGAAGCTACTGTTGAGCAAGCCCGAGGGAACTACATCTGCAGAGATAGCGCGGTATCTTCCGACAGTAAGCCCTCATAGCAAAATCTCAAGGCTTGAGCGTGACCACTTGTGGACAGTGTTGAGAAAAGACAATGGTGATGGCACAAAACGCTATCTTGGCATTCCTCCAAAGGCATAAAAATGACAGACTTATTTGAATCAGGCTTTGACAAGTTTTGGGCTATTTGGCCTAAGCATCCCCGCAAAGGCGCTAAATCAAAGTGTCAAGAGGTTTGGAAGAAGACTTACTGTGAGTCTTGTGCAGATCAGATCGTAAAGCACATTGCTTGGATGCTGACAACAGACGCTTGGCGCAAGGATGCAGGGGCTTATATCCCGGCTCCTTTGGTCTACCTTAACCAGCAACGATGGGATGGTGCTGAGATTCCTGACAGCTTCCAGGTAAAGGCTGTTGAGATTGTTGACCCTGCTTTGCAGAAGATTGTTGCTGACAGGGCTAAAGCTGCTCCGATGCCCGAGCACATCCGAGAACGTCTAAGAGAGCTTAGAAAAATGTGATTTTTTACCAAAGGGGGCTTGCAAAGTCCCTTTTTTTATGGTCAAATTTGCTTGTTGCCGTGAGAAGCGACCGACTTTTGAAGCCGTTTACACATGCTCTCGCCCTTGGTTTTTACTCTAGGGTTCTCACCGAGGGCAGTTGTAAACGGCTTTTTTGTTTGTCAAGTCACATCAACCCTCAGAGCGGGTTAGCTAACAGGCCAATGTCGGGGCCGTACTCAAGAAACCGATGCCGCTATATGACCCCCGGCGGCGTGGCGTTCCGTAGCGACCACAAAAACGAGCAAGCAAACCGACACTCAGCGATTGGCCCACGAGAAGGGCGCTCGACAATTGAATACGGCATCAAGTGAGCAGTGGACCTTTTTTGGTTTTAAACCTTTAACTGGTTGGCTGAGAGATTCATAAAGACAGTACCCATCGGTACAGGTCGGGAGTCTCGGGGGTCACCTATGGTTAAAAATTAAAAGTAAGGGTAACTACTGATGCAAGAACAAAGAAAGTTGTGGACAATAAAACCATGACAAAGACATATGCACTTAAACGCCTGTTAGAACACGGTGAGCTGTCCAGCAAAGAGATAGAAGAAATCACCTTCTGGACAACAAAGCAAGTCTGGGCAACCCTCCAGCGTCTGCAAAAGACCAAGGTTGTTCGCAAGTACCCAAAGATGAAGTGGGGCTTGA